GCCTACGCGTCCTCAGAGCAAAAGGCTTGGGCGCGTCATGCGGACATCAAGCGTGAGCTGGAGGCTGGGACTAGGCTTGCCAAGAACGTCAGTTTCCGCGCTTGCGCCGATGAGGCGCTTAGTGAGAGGTCCAAGCTTATCGGCAAAAAGAACGGCATCCGCGCCCAGACGTTTGACAATGATGAGCGTCACCTGCGGCTGCACCTGCGCCCTCACTTTAATGACATGCCTATGAAGCAGGTCACGACCGGCGCCATCAATATGTATATTCAGGACATGGCTGTGCGTGAGGTGTCTCCAAAGACGCAGCGCCACATCATTGGCACTCTGAACATGGTCTGTAAGTTCGCGGTAGACAGAGGCTATCTGCTCACAAACCCATGCGCGAAAGAAGACCGCACAGAAATCAGAGGCTCTCAAGGTGAGCGCGCTGGATATCACGCTGACGAACTACAGCTCATTGTGGCGCAGAAAATGACGCTCCAGGTCCGCGCCCTGATCATGACTGCCGCTTGGTGCGGCTTGGCCGGTAACGAGCTGCAAGGCCTGCAATGGCGTGACATCGACCTGTATGCCGGAACATTGTCTGTAGACCGCACCGGCTATCGCTACATGGTCCAAGATGAGACGAAGACGGAGCATCGCCGCCGCACAGTGCCGATCCCTTCCGCAACCATCAAGGTGCTAAGGGAGTGGCAATTACAGTGCGCCAGCTCAGTTTGGGTTTTCCCTTCGGCAACCGGCCGGATGGGCGAACAGAACGCGTGGCGCAAGCTGATCGCTACCGTTTGCCGACACGCCGGTATTGAAGACAAAGGGCTTGGCGGCTTCCGCAAGTTCTATCATACGCAGATGGAAATGGCTGGTGTGCCGGAGTCTATCCGAAAATACAGGATGGGCCACTCTAAGAGGTCGAACACCGCGAAGGTGCATTATACCGACGCAGATATAAAAGCCGCACAAAACGTGGCAGATATTGAAACCATCGCGGCAAAGTTCGCTCCATGATCACAGAATACTGAGCGTGGTGGCTGCCGACCATTCGGCTTGCCACCCGCCAGCCTTTCTCTTCATAGCTTGGAATGAGATGGTGCGGCACAAACCGCAGGGTCATGCTTTGCGCCACACTCGCCAGCCCTTTTTGGGGACCTTGCGCATCGTGGCATTACGGTTGCCGTGATAGTACCGGACACAGTCGCGGAAGCAGTTTGCCTCCCTAAAATTTTCAAAAAGCACAGACTCTCCAGCGCGCAATTTTGCCGCCAGATCACCGGCTCCGGTACGCGGCCGTCCAAATGGCACCGGAATCGTGTCTTCGATCTCTACAAGTCGTCCCATTTTGCCTCTCCCTTCAGCAGCCTTTCGGCTCTTTCCCACAGCACTTTGTGGCACTCATGCCCGCAGATAAGGTGGCCCGCTCCATTCACCAGCCAGCCCGATCCATTCAGATTGATGCTCGTCCCACACGCTTTGCATGGCTCGATGCGTGGGGTTGGCGGGGCCGTTTTCTTTGACGACTTTGCGCGACGCCTCGACACGAAACTTCCCTTCGCTCAGCGGGAACAGGCAAGCGCCACAATGCAGCACCTGGTCATCCGCGACGCGCCCTCTTGTCATTGCTCCACACCAATCACAATCCTGATAGCTATTCAGTGACCTTCTGTTCATGCTTCCTCCTGTTGGCCCGCCTAATAAGCTCAAGGCCCAGCTCTATTTGTTGCCGGGCCTCCATGATCTTTTTTTGTTGTATTGAGCCTATGACGAGCAGAACGCCGTCATCATGCGGAACGACGAGGACAGGGTGCCTGTCCTCATCACGTTTTCCGATCCAGTCGTCAGTGAAGGACTGGTCTTTCAAGTCAGAAAGGGATGCCATCGTCCATTGCTGGCTGCGCAGCAGCTTGCTGAGGAGCGGCAGCTTCCTGTTTCTCGACCCACTCAGAGACCTTCAGCCCTAGATATGGGTTTCCGGCCTTGCTCGTGTTTTTCCAGCCAGACAGGCTGTATTTGACACCCGCAATCGTGACCTCGCCGCGCATATCTGGTCGGCTTGGGTTGTCGCCCTTGTCGTTGGGGAACAGGGCGCCCTTCATTTCGTTATCCACCGATTTCTCCTTTTCTCTTGCTGAACATTTCAATGGTGGCTGGGTCGGTAGGCTTGACCCGGTTGAATAGAGCCAGCAGGTCGTCCTTTGTCTTCGCGGCCGCAAGCTGTTGCTCTAATGGGACCTCCGGCGGTGGGGAGGAAGCACCACCGGAGGGAGCGCCTGGCAGGGAACGACGAGGCGCTTCATTCGCTTTATTTCCGTCATCATCTTCATCGGCAGGGATGCCGAATATGGCCTGGAGGCCGTATCGTTTCGCATAGGTGATGGCTGAACCCATTTTCTGCGGGTCGCTGTTATCGCGACTGATGATTGGGGTCCGGCTCTCGCGCATCTCACCAGAGGCGTGGAGCATGGTCGTCCGAACGAACATTCGGGCGTCATCGAAGTCTACCTCCTGCGTAAAGCAGATGCCGTGTGCGGTGGCCGTGCGGGCGCAATCCACGATATCCTGGAGGGTGCTGAACCTGCTTTTGAAGTGCGGGTTCTTACCGCTCATCGCCGCAGTGGGGTTGCTGGATTGCCATGCGGCAAGAGACTTCGCCAATTCACTCATTTCATCACCTCGACCTTTTTGGCGTTATTCTTCGAAACCTTGACCCGGACGCCATGCCCAAAGGCCTCGCTGGCTTGTTTGGGAACCAGCTTTTTGATCTCAGACTCAGCTTTCTTGCAGGTGTCGGCAGCGCCGACAGTCTGAACATAGAGCTGCGCCCACTCCTTCCACTTCGGATCGTGCGGCGTTTCAGTCATGTCAAAGGGGACTCGGTCCTCAACCGGAGTAGGCGGCTCAGGAGACGCAATCTGCTCAGGCGGTGTGCCAAGCTCGATGCAGCCCATGAAATAGGTCGCCAGCCCAATCAGATGCTCCGTATAGGCAGAGTCGAGTTTGATTTCATGAAATGACGGCTCGTTGCCGCCACGCAAGATAGACAGCAGCCCATACTCACATTTTTTGCCATCAGTCTCTTCGAGCAGATAGCCGTTCCAGTGGAGCTGCGGGGTGTATTTAGTAACGAGGCGCGTTATTACATCGCCCCACTCCTCGTCGCGCATTGGGCGTCCGAGCGTGAATTTCGCATCAAAGACTGCTGCGCGGTTTTTATATTTACGCACCGCTCCGTCAAGGGTGCAGCGCATGAACTTGTGCTTTTGACCGTAGAGGACACGCTGCCGGTCCACGATCTCAATGCCCTGCCTTAGCTGGCACCACTCGGTATTCAGCTCCTCCGTGACATGGCCCATGATGACAGGCCACACCATCGAAAGGTCATCGCTGATGCCAGTGGTTTTTTGCAGATAAAGCTTATTGATAGCCTCAGCGTCACCTGCCGCGAGGATATTGATGTCGGACCCGCCAATAGTGGTTTGGCGCTCTTCCGGGCTCTTGCCCGACAAATTAAACTGTTCAAAGAAAGGGTAAGCCATGCCCCCTTTTTACATGAGGGCATAGCTATTAGCAAGCCTATATGAGCATATATGCTACCTTGCCAGATTTACCGAGACGACCGGTGCAACCGTCAAAAGCTCTGGCCCAAAGCTCTCTTCCTCGTCGGAAGAAGGGCAAAGGTACACATCGGCCCCGACATATTGTCTAACGATCGCGACCTGCCGATTGCCCCGCATCAGCACCAGCACGACAATATCGTCGTCCCTCACTGCTTCGTCGGGGTCGGCAAAGATGAAGTCCCCATGTTTCAGTCTTGGGACCATAGCGTCGCCGGGATTGAGCATCCCGAAAGCCTGCGCGCGCCCTTTTAAGATAGGCGGGCGGGGCAGCCGTGACGTCATCGATAGATCAAACCGGACGCTCTTTCCGTCAGCTTCGGGGAGCGCGTAAAAGGGCAGATCATCCGCAGGAGCGGGAGCTGAATAGGAATCTGGCGATAAAATATCGTCTTCATCACACGCCAGAAACTCTGCCAGTTTTGCGAGGTGGGTGCCTATTCTTCGGCGGCCCTTCTCAATGCGGCTGTATTCAGCCTGGTTGATGCCTAAAGCCTCAGCGACATCAGCCTGAGTAAGGCGACGCGCATCACGCAGACGGCGCAGATTGTTTGGGTACTCCATTTGTGTGTGTTCCTCGATCGGATTAGTTGCATAAAGCCACAGTTAAGACTCAGACGGCAGCAACGCTTTGGCGAAGCTTTCGGGGGGTGACACCATGCGGACACAGGCACCCCATAAAACCCAATTTCGCAGTTCATAATCGAACCCCCTCTTTTTACAATTAGGCATATATAAGTTACATCAAATGCGCAGAAATGCTAGATAATATGAGTCTATAAAAATAGACAAGCGCCTGAATGTTGACAGATGCTCATCTATGCGCAAATATGCGCGAAAGTAACGGTCTGCATGTAGTGCGTCAGATGAAATTAAATCAATATCTAGTGTCTCAGAGCATGTCACAGAGCGACTTCGCAAAACTATGCGGCGTCTGCCAGGCCACCGTCCACAAATGGATTTATGGCCGCTCAATACCCTCTGGCCGCCGGATCATGCAAATCCACTCGCTGACGAAAGGCGAGGTAACAGTCGAAGATTGGATGCGCGCGCATGGGGAAAGCACAGCGGGATAAAGGCTGGAGGACGGAGAACAACGTCCGAAAGAAAGCTTTAGAGCATGGGGTGGCGGCATATCGGGTGCCACTTTCCGGCGGCGCCAGTATCAAGGGCGACGTCGTCGTCAAGGGCAAGGGCGACGATTGGGTGCTAGAGGTCAAATGCCGCGCGTCCGGTTTCAAACAAATTTATGAGTGGCTCGGCGACAACGATGCGCTGGTCATAAAAGCTGACAATAAACGAGAGTTGGTCGTCCTCGACTTGGGCGACTTTTTTGATTTGTTGGCAGGGAAGCATGACTGACCTGCGGTTGCTCGATCTGTTCAGCGGCATTGGTGGCTTCAGCTATGCGGCTGAACATTTGGTCGGCGGCTACAGGACTGTTGGATTCTGCGAGATCGACCCTTTCTGCCGAGAGGTCTTGAGCAAGCACTGGCCTGATGTGGAGGTTTTTGAGGATGTCAGACGGACAGATGACTTTGTTCGATGCGGACGAGTGGACATCATCACCGGAGGGTATCCCTGCCAGCCCTTCTCACTTGCCGGGAAGCAAAAAGGCGTTAAGGACGACCGCCACCTCTGGCCGTCAATGTTTGAGCTTATTAAACAAAAAAGACCCGCTTATGTCATTGGCGAGAACGTTGCTGGTCACATCGCGCTGGGCCTCGACGAAGTGCTTTTTGACTTGGAAAGTGAAGGCTACACCGCAAGGCCGTTTGTTATTCCAGCTTGCGCCGTCGATGCCCCGCACCGAAGAGACAGAGTCTGGGTTATTGCACACGCCGACCAGGACGGCGAACCAGTTAGCGCCGTCAATGAGGAACAGGGACGCCGGAAGCTGGGGCCCGAAGATGTGGGCCACCCCCGCAGCGGCGGACTGCAAAGGGACGACAGGTGGCGGTCAAGGCAAGAGCCTACGCACGGACGTCCGGATGTGGCCGACACCTCGCGCGGGGAAAACTTCAGACGAGAACGAAGAGACGTGGATGAAACGTCACGAGGAGGGCAAGGTGGCCACGCCCCCGCTGGGGTTGGCGGTCAAGATGTGGCCGACGCCCCGCGCAAGCGAGTGGAAGGGCACGGGCCCGATCGGGAGCAAGAGC